CCCTCGTTAAGTACTCGTAAGAGTGTAGACTCTTGTAGATTTGTAGGTCCAAGATTGTACACCCATGAACATAATGAGTCAAACTCACATTGACTTAAAGAAACTTTAACTAAATTTTCTATATAGCCTTCGTATTCTGGCATTTCCTCAGTTAACAAATGCTCAGCTTCATCTTGATTTATTTTATCTCCCTCATTAACATTTTTAGTGTGTCCGTAACCTATTGTCCAGACGCCTACACTGTCTTGGTATGCTTCTAACTCACAGCCTTCAAACTTCTTAATTAATGCTATACCTTCTTGTGAAATTTTCATTTTTCCTCCTTTTTAGCAGGAACAGTTACTTTTCTGTAATATACTACTACTTCTTTGAGTTCATTTATATAGCGTTTTAACTCTTGCATGTTGTACGCCATTATTTCGTAATCTGGTATCGACATAGCTACAAACACTAATTGACCATGCTCTTTTTCTACTCTAGCTATAAATTCATCTACATTTTTATCTGAAACTACATACCAGTATGGTTCTTTTAAATCTATTTCTCTAGGCATGATTGGTTGTACAATCTGCCTTTCTATAGGTTTAGTAATAATATCTACTTGTTGTCTACTTGGGATTAGACTGCAACTGTAGACCATCGTCAAGATCGTCAATGCTACGACTGTCTTCTTCAATACTGTCAAATACATTTTTAGTTCCTTTGTTTACTCTTGGTTCTAATAATCCAGGTTTTGCTGCTGCAAGTTTAGTTAAATCATGTCTTTTAAATATATCAAGATACCTGTTCATTTCAGCTTCTATTTCTTGATTTCTTGACTGTATGTTTAACAAACCTTCAGTTTGTAGTTTAAAATCATTTTGTAAAGATTCTATTGCAGCTTTTTGTTCTTGGTCTCTAAGTTCAAACGCTTGGTTTAAAGCAGATAGTTTTGCATTCTCGTTCCATAAAAAATAACCTATTATTAAAAGGATACCTATGACGCCAAACAAAACTTTACTCATATCCAACTACTGATTAATGTTATTGCTATAGAGACAAAAGTAGTTGCAAGAAACGCTAGTGTGCCTATCAATAGATTTTTAGTTTCTTTTGCTTGTTGTTCTAAGTTTAACGTAACATTTAGTATGTTGTTGTCGATTGTGTCGAACCTGTTGAATGCTGTTTTCCAGCGTTCCGTGCATTGTATTTCATGTTTAGCTAAATCATTAGCTACGTCTTGTGCTGTTGCTTTTTTAGTTGTCATACTGTGTATACCTCCAATTTTGTACTTTTACCCTTTACTTGTAAAGGTTCTAGTTTTAGTAACTTTTGTTTACTTTTAGAAGCAGTGCTGGCTCCTATAACAATATCCTTACCAACGTCTTTAGTTGAACTTTCGAGTCTTGCTGCAACATTGACTGCATCACCTATGGCAGTATAGTCAAACCTTGTAGCACTGCCCATGTTACCTATTACAGCTTCTCCTGTGTTGATTCCTACCCCTATCTCTACGCCTAGCGAAGATTTTTTGAACTGTTTCTGTATGTCAATTGCTGCAAGTATAGCTTGGTTTTCATGATCTTCTAAATCTAAAGGTGCATTAAATATAGCCATCATGGCATCACCTATGTACTTATCTACCATACCACCATACTTTTTAACTGTTTCAGATTGTATAGTTAAAGCAGCATTCATAATCATAGTTACACTTTCTGGGTCCATACGTTCACTCATAGCAGTAAACCCACGAACATCTGTAAATAAAAAAGTACAACATCTTTTTTCGCCACCTAGTTTTAATAAATCAGGATCTTTTTGTAGTTTTTCTACTTGACGTGGGTCTAGGTAATGTTCGAACTGTTTTTTAATTAACTGTCTTAATTTGTATTGTTCTCTAAATCGTAGATAAAACGCTGTCGTTGCTGTTATAAACTGAGAAATTAATGACCAAGTTACATCGATTAATACATTTTGTTGTATCGTCCAATAACCATAAATTGTTGTTCCTATTATAACAACCACAGCTGTTGTAATACCCAGAGTGATGCCTAAATAAGTTAGTAATAACCAAACCAAAGTAACAGTAAGTGTTAAAATCAACAGCTCTACAGCTAATGCATAATCAGGTACATATGGGCTGTTTTCTATAAGTATCGATTCTGCAAGTGCAGCTTGTATTTTGTGTGGTTCTAGTAAACCAACTGGTGTGGCTATCTGTGGCATAATTCCTTTTGCTGTAAATCCAACAAATACAAATTTATTTTCTACGTTCATTTCTTTTAAATCTGTTTGTTGCGTGTCTACCCAACTCACCCATTTACGACCTAATGAATCAACTGGAACAGCTGGTAAACCTTTTACTCTTATTTCTTCTAGTCCGTTTGCATTACCCTTTATAACATACGTATCAGCATCTGCTAACACTTTTAACACTTCTGTACCATAAGCAGGAACCCATCCCTCTGGTGTTCGTAACAGTAACGGCAGTCTACGAACTAAACTGTCTACATCAGTTCTTGCAACTGCTATACCTTGACTAGCATTAGCTTTTAGTATGTCTATGTTTTGTACAACTCCTTGTGCTAATATACCACCTGTGTCTTCACCTAAAATAACAGTTCCTGTAGTTTCAGGATATTCGTTTGTGTTGTTTTCGTACATAGCTAATACACTAGGAGCAAAACGCAATGCTTCTGTAAACTCAAAATCACCACCGAATCTATCTGGTTGTGGGAAAGCTAAAACCCAACCTACACCAATAGCACCTTTTCTTAGTAAATTTATTTGTATTTGTGCAAGAGTTTGACGAGACAAAGGATAGCCACCTTCATTAGCTATGTCCTCTTCTGTTATGTTTAGAATCGTAAAGTATCCCGAAGGTTGTTGTTTAGGTACAAATACATCGAAAGTTTTTAATTTTAAGATTTCTAAAGCTGTTGACTGATTAACCACAGGTATCACAAAAACAACGAGTAAAAAAGCAAATATTAATTTTTTCATCAACTACCTTGTTTGATAGTTATTGTGTTAGTAGATCCACCATTTACTTTAACTACATTTTCTACACCATCCTGAAACAGTATTACTGTGTATGAGTTAGAGCCATCTAAATCTAATCTAACTGACTGTCCTACGTTTCTACGCAAACTAATCATCTGTCCTGTAACTATGGTTGTTATCTGTGTTGTTTTATCTTGACCTATCTCTGTTCCTGCTATACGAATGCCTACTCCACCTTGTTTAAGTTGGTCTTCTTCTTCTGACACAGCTAATGCATCTATAATACTTAATAAGTCTTCAAGAAAATTTACATCTAAATAATTGATGTCTAACTCTGTAAACTCTAGTTCGACTTCGTTGTCTAAAAAATCTTCAGCTAAAAAATCTACATCTAAATCAGAAAAATCTAAATAATCTGCTGTAGATTGAAGTTGAGTTTGTTGTAAAGATGCATCTGTTTGTTTTGGTGGATTAACTATTAACATGTTGTCTATTAGATCAAGACTAATGTCAAGTATAACTGGTTTAGAAGGAGATTGATTGTATGTTTGTGTTGTTGTTGCTTGGAAAGCTTGATTAAGTAAAACTTCTCCCATAGCTGTTTTTACTAAAATTTCCCCTGAAGGGTTTCCGTATCGGTCGGGTAAAAGAATAACTAATGAAGAACCTGTTTCTGGTGTTGTTGTAATTGTAAAATCTGTTCCTCTTACAAACACATCAGCACTTTGTGTTTTTATGTGTATAGCTTTTTTATTATTAAACTTACCTGTAACAAACCTAGCTGTACCAGATGCAAAACGTAATGCCATCTCAGATTTAGTAGGATTAGCGTCGTATATATACGAGTCTATAACCAGTTTACTGTGTGGCATAACACGTACGATAGTTTCGTCAACAAAAGTAACAGCTAACTTTCCTCCTTCTGTTTTTATGTTGTCTAGTTGTTGTATTGGAAAAGCTAGTTGTGCACCATATGTCTTATCTCTGACAACTTGAGCATTGCCATTTAATTCACTGATGTTTCCTATATCAGCAACTTGTGCCTGTACCTTGGTCGTTTTGAATGATACAAACAGTGCTAGTAGTAGTACCAACACTCTGAACTTTGAGCCAGTCATTGTCTTGTGTAGATGCCTGTGTTATGTTAAAAGTACGATTAGAACCATCATGATCTAACCAGAAATAACCACCTGCGTACCCAGTTCCAGCATAGGTAACTGCATTGTCATTTCCATCTAGATTAATGTAATTAGTCGCTCCATCGACATTAACTCCTGCTGTAATAGTGTTACTTGAACCATTAACTATCCAATCTAAATCAAGAGTGCCTGCTAAAGCAGTTGTTGCATGGTTTAAAGTAAATGTGTTTGTACTTCCTGTTACATCAACATTAACATTAGAGCCATCTGCACCATACGTATTACTCGGATCTGTTTGCATATTAAATGTGTTTGTGTCACCATCAAACTCAAAAAATCCTATGTAGTTGTCTGCCCAGATATCTCCAAGAAACTTGTTAGTGTTTCCTATTTGATTTATGTCTAGTGTCATAGCTGTGCCGTCTAAGTCTAGTGCAGTCATAGAACCTGCAGCAGCTGTCGTCCCACCTATAAGGTTACCAGAACCTAATTGTTCAAAATCAAAATTTGAATTACTAGACCCTGAACTTTGATCTATGTAGATTTCGTTATCTGCCCCGAACATCGGTGTAGATAACATTAATAATAGTAAAAGTTTTTTCATTCTTTTATCCTCCAGTAGTTGTTCTCAACACCTTTCTTTATGGTTTCAAGAACAGCTGTTTCTATTGCCATTTGCAAAGCAATACTAATTGGTTCATTTTTAACTGAACCTCCTTCTATTTCTACTAATTCTGTTCCTTCAGAAATAAATCTAAATATATCATTGTCTAAAGAAGCAGAAAGAATAGTTTTAGTTACTAAAACTTCTATCAATACTTTTCCTGTACTTACTGACACAGTTCGTAAACCTACAGTAAGTGTATCTGATCTGTACTGTTTTGACAAACCGATTCCTAAATATCTTGCTCCTGTTCCGCCACTACCTGTGTTTGCTTGATAAGACAGCACTCCTCCTGTCATTATCATGTCAGCAAATTTTAATGGCATAAGTTTTTGTTCTTCATCAAATGTTTCTCTTGTTGACCTTATTAGCTGTCTTTCTTTGGTAACTGCGTCTAAAGAAACACGCTCAACTACTTCAAAAAATCCATTATTTTCAACACCTGCTTGTTTTAAGGCTCTTATTAGATATGCATGTGGTGCTTGTGTAACTGCTGTGCTAAATGTTGCATATGTACTGTTTGATCTACGTTGTCCTGTTTGATCTGTAAAATTTTCAGCATAAACTGCTATCACAGGTTTTCTACTAGGTTCTGAAACATAAGCTAAATCTGTGTACAGACTGTCAACAACTGGTGCTTTAGTTCTTTCCGTCGGGGGAAGATTATTTTCTAGAGGGTCTATCATTATCGAACAACTAGAAAGTAAAACTACCCACAGGAACACTGATTTCTGTAACATTTCCCTCTTCATCTGTTATTCTTACTGTGACTGTTTCATCATTTATTTCATACTCTATCGTGTTTCCTTCTAACACCATAGAACCAAAATTAGATTTTGTCTCGCCAAATAGATTATCTTCTATCTGTCTAGCTAAATTTGCATAGATCCTAGAAGTTAAGTTTCTCATGAACCTAGCTTCTACAGTATTGTCTTTTTCACGCTCTATTTCGTCTTTTAATGCTTGTATTTCATCCTTAATAGCTTGTTTACGATTCGTTTCCTGATTTTCTATAGTAAGGTAGTGACTAGATGTTCCTTGACCACTAAATGATGGCGATTTAAATTTATGTACCATTTCATCTGCACTTAGATAAGCAACAAATAATGTGATGCTAAAAATGCTTAGAATAATAAAAATTTTATCCCACCTATCCATTTCTTCTATCTTTTTGTTGTTTAATCAACTCTTCTAATTCCTTCTTGCTTTTTATTCTTTGGTTCTGCTGTTTCATCTCTCCCCTTTTTTCCCCTGACTTCTAAAACAGTATTGACTTTTTGTTGCAATCTAATCATGTCTTGGTCTAACAATCTTAGTTGGTCGGTCAAACGTATTATAGTTGTTTTCATTTCTTCTACTGCAGGATCGATCTTGTTGGTTATCGTTTGCCAGACAAAATAGACAAAATAACCTAAACCCACTACCATAACTACTGGAAAGCCAAAGTCTGCTATAAGTTGGGCTATGTCCACTAATCTCTCCTTGCATCTATTTTTCCATCTTCTACAAAATTTTCTGCTCTAGCTATTCTATCTAAATCTGGAGGAATACCTAGTGCACTAGAAACACTAACGTCTATGCGAATCATGTCATTATTCATTATTGATGCTCTGGTAATTAACATTTTAGATATACCCTGTACAGTTTTTATCTCGTCTACTAAACCATCCATAAGTTGCTTCATAACTAAAAAGATAAAATATGCCATAATTAAAGCACCAGCTATCGGCAGACCTAATTCAGCAATAAGGTCAAAAACCTCCACTACTTATCTTCGCCTTTGAAACTTTTAGATGCTCCTGAAGTACCAGCATATAATCCAAACCAAGCAGCACCTGCACCAACTATTATAGAAATAAGTCCTGATTGCTCAAAACTTGGTTCAGGCAATGCCATGAACCACATAGTCGAGTAGTACAGTAAGAATATGTAAACGCTTAGAAATGCTCTAGGAAAGATCCGCCAACTATCTACAGCTTGTGCTAAATATATCCATTTTTGATGTGGGTTTCTATTACCTTTGTCCTCAAGTTCTCTGATTTTATCTTTTAATCTAGATTGTTCTTGCAGCAAATCCATAAACTTGCTAAGGTCAATCTCAACCTCGTTTCTGTCCATGTCTCCACTAAAACTGCTTGAAGACTCTCTATCATTCATTTTTCTTTTTTAACTCTTACCTCTTCGTAAGCTTCATTTACATCTGGGGTAGATTTATCGTCAGCTACATATTTGCCATCTTCATCTCTGGCTCTTACAGTTTTTCTTTCAGTTCCTGTAAAAGCGTCAATCATTTTTTTCCAAAAACTCATGTTATTTCTCCTTTGCTTTGCCAATTACTAAAGCACACCATTCTATTATGCGATAAAGTTTACCGACTATAGCATCATCAGCTGGTGTGGG